TTCATGCGATCCCCTCCGTCTTACGAGGATATGAGCCTCGGTTTGTCCATTATTCTGCGGACAAGCCAAGAATGTCGCGGATGACATCCGCCTTGCCGGGCTTGCCTCTGTAGCCTGCTTCGCCGGTCAGCTTGCCTGCCAACAGTCGATAAAGATAGGAGCTGTCGAAGTAATCGCCCGTGCGCTCCCTCACCTGCTCAATGAGCCAATCTTGGGATTTATCCATCTCGATAAGGCGAATTTTTACCGCCTTGCCAAAATCGCTCGTTACTGCCAAATACATCACTTCCATTCTGTAATTTTCAATTGACAATTACGGAATGCGGTAATATACTGAAGTTGTCAGAATACAGTAAGGAATTACCGAACTCTTGAATTGTCTGCTTGTAGTCTATTACCGTGTTCGGTAAAAGTCAACAGGAAAAATCAAGAATTCAGTAATTTTATCACCATGCACAAAAACGAGGTGTTAGAATTGAACGATATGTACAAATGTATAGAGGAGCTCTGTAAAACGCGTGGCATAAACGTTACGCAAATGTGCAAAGAGGCCGGTGTGGCGCGCGCTCCGCTTACCGAATTAAAGATGGGGCGCACGGCAATTCTGTCCGCAAGAAACGCGGAGAAGATTGCTTCTTACTTTGGCGTGTCTGTTGGCTACCTTCTCGGTAACGAGGAAACGAAAAAACCCGCCGACCAAAAGGCCGACGGGCTACGGGGCTTGGGATATTACGATCTTACTCCAGAGAATCGGGCGATGATTGACTCTCTGATTGACTCACTTTTAAGGTCTCAATCTGCTGAATAATCAGCTCCTTATTTTCTGGAGTCAGCATTGCAAATTTCTCTTCTGCTGTCATGCGCAGCACCCCCTTACACAAATTGTAGAACGTGTGTTTCATTGGCTCAATAGTAAACGATTGGAAGTCCATTAAACTGGACATAGTCTACCACGACTACATAGTCGCATTTTGTCAAACCCTGCCCATGTAGAGCAATCATGGGCAGGAGTCTACATCAAAGGAGTGAGCATCATGTATGTATTACCACCATTGGCATCGGACGAGTTACTCGACTATTTAAGAAAGTCGCAATCCGATGACCCCAACTTAACAGTCGAGGAAACTCTGGCGAAGCACGAGCAAATGCTGGATAGCTGGGTGGAACGCAATCTGCCCGACATTGGCAAAATCCCGGAGGAAAACCGATATAGAGAGGTCGTCTCCGGCGAGACCATCGACAGCCGGCCGAAAATGAAAGAGCTGCTGCGCCGCGTTGAGTCTCCAAAAATCAAAGCTATTCTCTGCGTTGAGCCACAGCGTTTAAGCCGTGGCGATTTGGAGGACATCGGTCGTTTGGTGAAGATCCTGCGCTATACCAATACCATTGTTATTACGCTGACCTATACCTATGACCTGCGCGACGATCACGACAGAGACGCATTCGAAAGAGAGCTGAAGCGAGGCAACGAATATCTGGAGTATTCCAAGAAGATTATGCGCCGAGGCAGAGAGCTTGCCGTGGAACGCGGAGACTACATTGGAAACCACCCGCCCTATGGCTACGATAAAATCGTAGTGAAGGAAGGTAACCGAAAGTGCCACACGCTGACACCTAACCCGGAGCAGGCAAAGGTTGTCCGCATGATATTTGAGATGTATCGCGACGGCTACGGCTCACACCGCATCGCTGCCAAATTGAACGAGCTGGCTATCCCAACTTCCAGAGGTGGACGATGGCACGCAGAATCGCTCAAAAAAATGCGCTCAAATGAGCATTATATTGGCAAGGTGTTCTGGAATCACCGCAAGGCTGTTAAAACCATTGAGGACGGTGAGCTGGTGGTCAGTCGACCGATCAACAACGAATACATGGTGTTCCAAGGAAAACATGAGCCGATCATCGATATGGAGCTGTGGGATGCCGTGCAAGAGATTCGCGGCAAGATACCGCCGGTCAAGAGAAGCAAAGAAACTGTGAACGAGTTTGCAGGCATCGTCTATTGCCGTTGTGGTTTCGCTATGTCGCGCCGAGTATATAAGCAGCCAGACGGGTCAGAACGGTCCGCCCCTCGCCTGCTTTGCACCAACCAGCATGAATGCAAAACAGCTTCCTGCACCGTTGAGGAAATGCGAGACGAGGTTATCAAGATTCTGCAAGATGCCATCGCAGATTTCGAATTGCGAATTGAGCGAGACTCTTCTGACAGCGTAGCGTTCCACCGGGAAATTGTCGCCAATCTGGAGAAGCGTTTGGTAGAGCTAAACGCTTTGGAAATGGCACAATGGGAGAAGTACACAATGGAAGGAATGCCCAAGCACATCTTCGACAAGCTGAACGAGAAGGTGCTGAAAGAAAAAGCGGAAGTAGAACAGGCTCTGTGTACTGCAAAGAACTCTGTCCCGGAGCCGGTCGACTACGAGAACAAAAAAGCAATGTTCTCCGATGCTCTGGATGCCCTGCGCGATCCTGTCGTACCTGCCAAGTATAAGAATATGCTTCTCAAGCGCTGCATTCATAGAATAAACTTCTACAGACAGAAGAAACCGAAAGAGTTTGGAAACCGTTGGGGCGAGGCTTCCCCTATGGAGTTAGATGTGCATTTGAAGGTCTAATATTTTTTTAATCTTTATATACATCTTGGATGTGTTAGCGAATACGCACATTGCGGATGTACATAAGAGCAAAGCAAAGAGGACGGGATTTCTCCCGCCCTCTTTTTGTTTACTTCCAAGGATTCTTCTTCCAACTCTTGTTCATGCTCTGCCACAGATATGCTCTCTGCTCGTCGGTAAGTCCCGGGATAGAGGCAACAGCCTTGGTTGCTTCCTTCTGCGTGAATGTGCCGAGCTTGCCACTCTCGGAAGGCTCGTCAAATTCCTCCAGAGCATCGAGGAAGCTGTAGTATTCCTCGTCGGATACACCGAGCTCCATTGCACCAACCATCTTCTCCACGTTGACACTCTCGCCAGAACCGATGCGGTCAACATAGGCTCTCATGTCGGCACCGGCTTCGTATGCCATGTAGCCGTCCTTGGTATCCCACAGATAAGCGATGTCACTATCACTCAAACCGTAGCGGAGATTGATTGCCGCAGCCTTCTCCTCTTGTGTGGGAGATCCGCCAAGCTCGCCGTTCTCGTTGGGCTTGTCAACCATAGTCAGCGCCATCTTGTAGAGGATGTAGTCCATCTCATCCATGTCGCCCTCAATAGCGTTTTTCACCCAGCCGGTGGGCTTGTAGTTGCTCACATCGGTTTTGGCTACAGCATCCGCATATTCGAACACCATGTCAACAGCTTCGGCCTTCTCTTCGTCGGTCATGTCCTTGTACTCGGGAAGACCGGTCAGCTCGGTCAGCATATCGTAGGAGCGCTGGCCTCTCTCGGTTGCATACTCCACATACTCCTCGCCGGTCAGGTCCTTGCGTTCCTTGTCAACGGTGAAGTATTTGGGCGCTCTGTCGGGAAGCACGCCCTTCTCCCCTGTCGCATCGTACAGACGCTGCAGCTCCTCTTCCATCTTGCTCGTCTCAATTTGGGAGGTGTAAGCAGGATTGAGGAAGTTGTTGGCTGCGTTTGCCGCCTTGCTGCCGGTACTCTCGGTTCTGCCCCATGCATCGATGTAGGGGATCTGCTTGAAGTCCCAACCGGGAGTCTTCGCGCTGATCTTGCCAAGGGTGTACTGCATATCGGAGGTAAGGAAGCTGTCCTTCTCCGTGTAGGTGGTCATGCGGACATCCTGTGTGCTGCGCTCTGCCTGTCCCAGAATCGTGGGAAACGCCTGCGTGAGATAGCTTGTTGCGGCGCTTGCGGGCATTTTGAGAATTGCGGGCAAATCGCCGTTGAAGTTGTTGCTATCGAGCAGGTCGTTAAGACTCTGCAGGCAACTCATCTCCAGAAGCGGTTCGCCAACGCTTGTGACAGCCTTGAGCATATCGGCAAGGTTGACTGCGCTCTTTTTCTCCTTGGCGATTTCATAAAGATTCACGCCAATGAACATGGGCAGAGCTTCGGGAGCCAACCAGTCCAGAGTGATGCTCTTGCCGTTGGGAAGCTCAAGCGCATAGGACTGGCGACCCTGCAGCTCATCAAACTTCTTCTCTTCCTCGTCGTCGCCGCCAGAACCGCGAATCAGGCCCTGTGCGGCTGCCCACAAGCCGAAGCCGAGCAACATCGTACCAGTCATGCCGGCAGCAATGTTGTCGATTGCCTCTGCGCCGGTCATGTCACCCTTGGACACCTTGTGCAAGTCGGCGGTAAGGCTCTTCAGCAAACCGATGGGGCTGTACTCAACGCCTCTGGCAAGGATGTTGGCAGGAGTCTTACGGAACGGGAGGACGCCTTCAATCAAGGTGCTTCCGCGCCGGAGCCACTTGTTATCTCCAGAATAGCGACCAACCTTGGCTACAGCGTCGGAGAATGCGTTGGTGTCCTTGTAGGTGGCCTTCTGCGCTTCCTTGATGGCGTATGCACGAGCATTGCCCAAAGCCTTGCCTCGTTTGAGCTGATCCACCGTTACACCGTGAGCCTTGCAATACTGCGCCAGAGCAAAAGCGTAGTGCGGTCTGGCAAACCAGATGTCTTCAGTCTCCAACCACTCGCTGTTCTTTTTACGAGCCTTCTCCAGAGGTTTGAACTTGAAGATGGTTCTGCCTTCCTCAATGCTCTTGTTCTTGTTGGCAGCATCGCTGTACTTGCCGCCGGCGGAGATCTCGTCTGCCACGTTGTCGTAGTCTGCCCATGCCGCCTGCAACAGTTTGGGGTTGACTCTGCCCTTGTTGCGCTCCAGTTTGCCACCGGAAACGAAACTGACAACGGACTCAATAGCCCCTGCGGTCATGTTCTTGGTTGCCACAACAGGAGCAAAGCCAAGGTTGCCCACAACGTTTCGAACATGGGTGCGAGGGTTGCCAAGCATAGCCAGATAGCGCCAAGCGTTCCACTTGTCCATGAAGGTAGCGGGCATCTGGCGGCCAACATCTCTGTAGATGTCTGCCAGAATTGCGTCGCGCTCTTCCTGCGTTTTCGCCATCAAGAACTTGGTTGCCAGCTCCTCGTTGACGGTGAGGGGCGTGCCGACCTTGAACAAGTGCTCGGCTGCCTGCTGGTTGTATGCGGAGCCAACATCAAACGCGCCAAGTCTTGCCAATCTTTCGATTCTCTCGGGGAGAGTCTTCCGCACATTGCTGCGCTCCTTGAACATAGACTTGAGCTTGTTCTCTGCGATTTTTCTGCTCATTTGGTCGAAGCGCTCTGCCACGACATCTGCGGTATGCGTTGCTTCCGCCATGCCGAAGCCGTACTTGCCAACAAGTTTCGCAACGACAGCCTGCTTCACGGCCTCGCCGTTCCCAGACAGAACAACCTCGGACATCTTCACGCCAATGTCCTTCATTGCTCCACGGATCGCAGCGTCAACAATCTTGATGTCATCGGTTTTCTTCTCATTTGCCGCAACCTCATTCACCGCGTCGTAGACATATGCGTGGGCTGCATCGCGGATGGTGTCCGCCATTTCGCCGGTCGCGCCGGTCTGCTGGATCAGGTTGTCAGCAATGGTGTCTGCCATGCCGGTGAAGCCGAGCGCGTCCTGCTTGCGCAGGATAGCCTTGCCCTCTTTGCTGTCTGCTGCAGCCTTGACGAGCGCACGCATGAAGATGGCGTTCTGCGGATTGGCGTTAGCATCTACGCCGATGCCGCTGTTGATGAACTCACCGAGCATCTGATCGTCTGCGTACTTCTCTCGCAGCTCGACCTGTGCCGCCTGCCAAGCCTCGGCAAAGAAGGCCTGATTCTGGATGTAGTCCCGCAGCAGGTCAACGGCTGTCAGAGGCTTGTCCTTCTTTTCCTTCGGCAACTTCTCGGCAGCAAACCGATTGAGCTCTGCAACAATGTGCTGCAGGAAGGTTTTCTCCTGCTTTGCCGGGCGATTGCGCTTTGCCTCAAGGCTATGCGCCAGAGCTTCGCCAACCTTCTGTGCATACTCAAACACAAACGGCTCGCCAGCCTGATTGCCCTCGATCTCTACCCGGCTGCCTCTGCGATTAACCTTAACGCCAGAATGCGCTTTTGCGGCAGCGCCCGCCGCATCCTTCTTCGCCTGACCGACAGCGCCAGCAGCTCGTTTTGCGGTGGTCTCATCAACTCGTTTGCCGGTATTGAGGTCTTCCTCCAGCTTCTGCACGCTACGAACAACGCCGTAAAGCTGTGCGTCGGGCTCCAGCTTCTTCAGGATTCTGGTCGCCTGTACTGCCTGCGCGGCGTTCCGCTGATGGCCGACCATGTAGTTGAGGATGGTCATAGCGGTCGCCATGTCCCCGTCCGTTGCAGCTTGGTTGTATAGCGCCCAACCGAGAGCGGTATTGGTTTTGCTTACCTTGCCAGCTTCAACATCCTTGATCCACTCGGCAAGAGCAACGGGGTATTTCTTGGTGCGAATGATGTCCTCTGCGTTGTTGATGGCAGCCTCATCCGTGTAGATGTCATAGGAGAAGTCGCCGGAAACAATCATTTCTTGGATCTTTGGCAGCGCAGACTCGGGGGTTACTTTTGCCTCCAGAATGGTGCGCACCGTCTGGGAGACCTTCTTTTTCTCGCTGGTGCGCTGCGGCACCTTGATGCCTCTTGCAGGGTTCTCGCCACGCTTGATTTCACCATAGGTTTTAATCAGCTCGCCGTACTGCTGGTCGATCATGGTATCGACTTCGCTCTCGATGTCGGCCTCGCTCTTGCCAGCCTTCTTGCCCTCCTTGCGAATGCGGTCGATTTCACGCTGAATCTCGCGCTCGCCCTTGAGGGAGAATCGCGTGCTGTTGTCCACCTCGGAGAATAGTTGGCGCGCCGCGTCTGCATAGCGCTCGGACAGAGGAAGCAGGTCGTGCAGTGCAATGTTGGAGCCGCGCCCGTTGTCAAACTTCTGGCCCTTCAGGCGAAGATCCCGCTTCGGCCACAACAGGTTGCCGTTGTACTTGTCCCCGTGGACGCCGATCAGCGATTCTCTGTCTGTCACACGGATAATGGTAGCCACGCGCTCAACGCCAGCGTCCATAAGAGCGGTCATTCTGTGTCTGCCCTCGTGACCAACCACTTCACCGGTTTTCTCGTTTACGATTAGGTAGATGGGTTCCTCGTTGGCTCGCAAATCATCCATCCGCAGATCGCCAGCTTCTCCGCGAATTCTATCTCGATAGGCGGATGTAGTCGTGGTTGCGTGAAGGAACTTCATCGGGTCGACCCACGCGATGTAACTGTGCGCATAGTCTGCCACGCCCTCCGCAATGCTCTCCTGCAGCTCCGCCTCGATGCGCTCGCTTGTGTAAGACGCGTACTTACGAACACCATACCGGGAGGCCATGCCGTCTCGCTTCAGCGCGGTGATAACATCTGCGGATTCCTGTGCAACATCGCCGGGAAGTCCTTCGGTGTTTACCTTGAGACTGTACCGGATATCGTCGTTGCTGCTGTCGAATCGCTTGGACAGCGGGATCACGTTGCCGGTGTCGTCGTAGGTGACGGGGTCGGCGGATTTGACTTGGTTGGAGTCGAAAACACCCACAGCCGTGGTCAAATCGTTATTGTAGTAACCGTCTTTGACATACTTGAAAATAACGCCATCATACTCCCCACTTTTCAAGGCGGCAAACATGATTTGATCAGAGCTAAAATTGGTCTGTTTTTTTGTGTCTACAGACTCCCACCCCTCTTTGACATATCGTCTTACAAGGTCGAGAATGTGTCTTTTACTGTAATCGTCAAGATGGATATCCATTGCGTCCAAACCGCCGCAATCAACAATGAGAGGCCTTTCCATCCGTGCATATAGTTTGTAAATTCCGGGCTTACCGCCACTTCTGCCATATTGATATCCAGGCGCAGTCGAGGCGTCCGTGGCCATAAAAATGGAATCTGTTCCGTCTATCTGACCCGGTCGGTGTGGCTCGAACACCGTAAAGCCATATCTCGGCGTTCCGTGATAGAGGGTCGTTGGCATTCCATCCTTGCGAACACCAAAATCTCTGTGGACACTAACTGCGCCCCATTCCTTCGCCGCCTCATCCACCATCCGCTGTGCGGTCTTCATATCGCCGGCCTCGACTGCAGCCATGTAGTCGGAGTCCTTCAGGCTATAGCGAATATCCTTGTTCCCCTTGTTAAACCGCTTGGACAGAGGGATAGATCTGCCGAAACGATCATAGGTGACGGGGTCGGCAGACTTCAGCTGGTTTCCGCTGAAGAACGCATACACGGTGCTGGCCTTTGCAGAGCGACCGGGGTTGGCGTTATCGACAATGTTCTTGAAAACAACGCCGGTATAGCCGCGCTTGTGCGCCCACGCGACGATCTCTCTGGTGGTGGATCGACCGCCATCAACATGGCTGAACGGAATGTCGTTCCAGTTTGCACCCTTGCCATCGATGACAAGCATACCATCGGTGTTGCCGTACAGCGCGTAGTTGCCGTTGGATTCCTTCGCGTTCAGGGATCTTGCGGCTTCTTCTGCTGCAGCCTGCTCGCTCATAACGACAGAGGCATTTCCCTTACCGTCGCGTGCCACATATGCGGTCTGTCCGTAATCAGCGGCAGCCAGAGCGCCGATGGTTTTTGCCGCGCCGATACCGGGTGCGTTTTTGCCCCACTTGGCAATCAGCTGCTCCTCGGTGAACATCTCTGCCATCTCTGCGATTTTGTAGGGAGTCACCTTGCCGCTCAACACTCTGCTATATTCAGCAGGAATGGCGAAATACTCGTCAGCGGTCTTGTTGCGGTATTCAACCTGTCGAATAATCTCCGCAGCGTTCTTGGCAATCGCCTCTGCAACGCACTCCCGAACAGCCTCCGCACCGGTTACGCGCTCAAACTTGTGCCACGAAGAAAGAGCCTCTCGGATCTGTGCGTCCGTAAGTTTATCTGCGCGGTAGGTTTTAGGCTTGGTGCCTGCACGCTTGATTTCGTAGGTGCCGGAGTAAGACTGCGCCACATCGTTGGAAGTGGACGCGAAGATGGAAATCTTGTCATCAGAGAACTTGGGGTCGAACTTGGTAAAGCCGAACATCTTCGTACCGTGGTACAACCTCACGGCGTAGCCAGCAGCCTTTGCTGCCTCGTCAACCATGCGCTGTGCGGTCTCCATATCGCCACTCTTCACGGCCTTCGCGTAGTCGCGGTCCTTCAGACTGAACTGTTTGCTGTCGCTCTTCACCTTTTCCACAAAACGGTCAGCCGCTCTGCCAGCCCGCACAACATCCGGTTCCTGCACAGAGTAACCAGCCCAATTCTTTTTGGCATACTCGGGGTTGAGCATCTCCATGTTGAACTTGGACATATTGATGACCTGCTGGTCGCGGTACGTTCCGTCGTTGTTGTACATCGGACGGTCGATCAGCGTCTTCCAGTAGCCGGTGCTATCTGTGAAGTCACCGTACTTTTCACCCTTTGCGACCGCGCCAGAGAAGCGAGGCGTCAAACCAAGGTTGTAGCAGTAAGAGCGGAACAGGAAACCGTTGATATATGCCTTATCGCGGTTGACGGTCTTGTTCCAGTATTCGTGGGGCATAACAGCCGCAGCTTGGCTTGTGTTCAGTCGCACGCCATACTCGGAGCCGCCCTCGACCCACATTTTGTTGTAGAGATCCCACAGCGCACCGGCTGTCCAGCTCTCATACTCGGCGATGGCAGCCTTGTCACCACGCAGCGCCTTGCGCTCAACAGCTCGCAAGTCAGCAAAGGAGCGGTCTGTAATGTCAACAGACTTGCCACGGATAAAGTCGATGTCCTCTGCGCTGGGGCTCCAGTTTTTGCCGCCATCCTTGCCTCGCAGCAACATGGATCGCAGCTCGTGTCTGCGCTTCTGGTCTGCGGTGGCATTGGATTTCACGCTGTCGGTCTGCACCTTGCTGTAGTCCTGATAGCTCTTTGCCATATAGGTCTCGCCAAGGTTGCTTACCAGAACGCGGATGAACTCGTTGATAGACGCGCCGCTTGCGTGGTAAGGAATGACAAAACCAATGTGTGCGCCGCGAGTCTCGGCGGAGTCTTCCAGAGCCGCGAGAATGTGATTATCGTTGATGCCGACAAGGATCAGCTGACCGTTGTCGTGCATCTGGTTGGACCGAACAGCGGCTTCGAAGTTGATGCCGGTAACGGAGGAGAAAATCAACTGATTCGTGCCGTCGGGCAGCGTGACATAGCCCTTGTTGCGAGGCATCACAGACAGATTGAAGTCGCCGCCAACAGCTGCTACCATGTCGCCAAACTCGATGATTTTGGTGTAGGTCTGCATCTTGGAGCCAAGAGCCTGCGCCTCCCAAAACGCCATCAGGTAATCCAGCGCATAGTCGTAGCGGAAGTCGGAGGTGGATTGGAATCTCTGTCCGCCAATCAAATTCTGTGCCTTGGTGCGGGCAACAGCCTTGTCAAAGAAGGCTCTCTGTGCCTCGGTGAACTCTCCGTCCACGTTGGCAAACAAAGTGTTGCCGTCGGCAGAGGTGTTGCCTACGCCGAGGATCATGTCGCCCAAGCGCATATCGGAGTAAGGCAGAATTGCTTTGCCGGCAGAGGGGCCTCGGCTGGTGCGATATTTCCATGCCAGAGGAGACTCTTCCGCAAAGGCGGCAGCGTCATCCAAATTAAACAGAACATTCTCGCGCACCTTGCCGTGCTCGGCGTAGTCGGGCTGGGATCGTACATTCAGCAGCCAAGCCAGCTCTGGGGCTACACTTGCCTTGATGTCCTTGAGTCGCTTGGAAATCTGCGGCATCCGCTTTGCGATCTCGTCCAGACGGTTGTTGATGTCTGCAAGGGTGTGTGCATCGTTGTCTCTTACCGCGTTGCGTTTCTTGGCGTTGAGCTGACGCTTCTCAAGGTTGAGCTTTTCGCGCTCATAGGAGAGGTTGTCATACTCCTCGTCCTGCTCGCGCAGCATCTGCATGAGATCCTTGCTCTTACCCTTGCCGAGTTTCTCGGTCAGCTCGGCAATGCGCTTCTGGATTCTTGCGTCGGAGTAACTGTCGTACTTGTTCTGCCAGCGGTACATATTGTCCAGCACGGAGCCGATGCCGGCCCAGCGGGAGAATACATAGCACACGGGGCAAGGTACGCTGCTACCCTCTGCAATCAGCTCCGCCTGCAGCTGGGTGACCTCATCCTTTGTCAAGCCGCGCTTCAGTTTCATCATGGCTTTGGACATTGCGGTGATCATATCCTGCGTCTTGCGGCACACGGTGGTGAAGTCGATGGTCGTGCCGTACTGTCCGTCGGCGTTGCTCTTGATGGCGGAGAACATGGACGAGCCTACCCACGCCCAAACCATGTCGGGGTCTTGCGTGTTGAGGATCATGTTCATGATGTCGGCAGCAGCCTTGTACTGGATCTTCGCCTCGGCGGCGGAGATGTTGCCGTTTTCCTGCGCCACCGTAATAAGAACGCCGAGCCCGCTGTGATTCTTGATGTGGTCTGCGGTCACCTTGGTAACGGCTTCGCCATCAATCGTGAACGAGATCACTCCGTTCTCGTCTCTTGTGGCCTCAATGCCTGCGGCGTCTGCAAAAGACTTGATGCTGTTCTTGATGCCCTCTTTGCTGGTGGTCTTGGCAGCGCCCTTCTGTTTTGCCGGGTTTGCCTGCGCCTCCTTGACAGCCTTCATGCTGGCGGCGATGGCTTCCTCAAACATCTGGCGCAGATGCTCCAGCTCGGTGATGCCCTTCTCCACATTTGCGGCGGTCTCGGTCTCGCCCTTGCCGCGCAGCTTCCGCACCCATGCCTTCAGTTTTGCAATGGTGCGCTTCAATGCATTGCCGTACTCGCGAGCGCCCTTCTTGCCGTCCTCGTCGAGGCTGTCATAGACGCGACGCATGGCATCCATAAACGCCTGCTCGTCGCCATCGTACAGCTCCAGAATGGAGTCGCTGATAACTTCCTCGATAGCGGCATCGGTGTCCAGCTTGACGCCACCCTTGGCATAGATGGTCGTCTTATCTCTTGCGAGGTTTTTGCCGTCCTTCACCATGCTCATCTTGTAGTTGTACATGGCGTTTGCGAAGGCTCGCATCTGTACGGGTGCGCGATCCATTGCAACGTGACCTGCGATTTCGTGGCCAACATAGAACACGAAGGATTCCTCGCGCTTGGAAGCAAGTTTTTCCACCTTCTGCTGATAGTCCATGCTGCCGAGCTTCTTCATCAGGTTGGGGCTGATGCCGAAGTCCTGCGCAAAGTGGACGATGCCAGCATCGCTGTTGGGGTCTGCGACATCTGCGTCGGGGTCGAAGAATCCGTTATAGGCAACGCCGTCATAGCCGTCCCACACACCCTTGACGCCCATCTTCTGGGCAAACCATGTGGAGAAATCTCTCTGCGCCTTCGTGACATCTGCAGGTGCGTTGCTGTGGTCGAAGCCGGTCTCCTGCTCACTCAAAATGGTCGTGGAGACGTGAGCCTTATCCTTCGCCATTCTTGCGATGTGATCCATTCGTCCAGCGTTGAATGCCTCAACCTGAAGAGTGGTGGAGAACTTCGTTTTGCCCATCGTCAGACCGGTAAGACCCGCCTGATAGGCTGTGTCGAAGCGGCGCATAACGGTCTTGGGGTCGGCGTTGGTGTCCATCGCAACGGATGCGAATGTCTTTGCGCCATTCTCACCATAGCCGGCGCTCTCGGTGACACTATCGATCTCCGCCTGCCGCGCCTCGCGGTCCATGTTGGCTCTTGCCACTCTCTCTTCGGCGGCAATCGCCTTTGCATTTGCAACGACAGCACGCCCGATCTCCTCATTGGTGATGGTCTCGCCTCTTGTCTGCTTGTCCTGCAGCTCCACAGCGATCTTGTGAGCATCGGTCTCTTCGCTTGCTTCAAGACCGGATGCAATGATGTCGTCGGCTGCACCCTCGTATTCGTACTTCTCGCCAAGGTCGGCATACTGCTTGCCTTTGTAGGCTTGGGACGTGATGTTGACCACATCGCCGGGGATACCCATTACGGCGAAAGAGCCGGCAGAGGAAACAGCGGTATCGCCCAAGCGCTCCAAAGTCTCGTCCCATGTATAGGCGCTCTCGCCCTTGTCGATGCGGGATGCCACCTCGCCGCCGAGCATGGTCACAGCCTCCTGCGCAACTTCCTGCGAGGTTTCGGTGAGGACATGAACACCACGGTTTTCCAGATATTCGCCAATCATCTTGGCTGCATTCTGTGTAGCGGCAGAGCTCTTGAGTGCCTTGAAGCTCTTGAGCAGGTCATCCATCTGCACCATTTCCAGCAGCGCGTTGCCGCCGCCGACAAACTCCGCGACGATGCTTGCCGTCTTGGGAGAGATGCCCATATCGATCATTTCGTTGTAGGCGTGGCCGGCTTCAATTTCGTAGTTTGCCTGTGCGCCGCCAATCTGGAAACCAGCAGCAATGGCAGTCGGGACGGACACGACTTCTTCCGGGACGATTGCCTGCGGACCTGCGTTACCTGCCAGCATTGCAAGGCCGCCAGATTCAAGAGCATACAGAAGAGCTCTGGGGTCGGTGTACTGGCGGCTGATCTGGCCTGCCAATTCAGCACCACCGGACACAAACTCTTCCAACTTTCCGTCGGGAAGGAACTGGTACTTCTCCTGCGCAAGTTTCTCGTCGAACTCCGCCTTTTTGTTGTCCCAGCCCTTCATGGCCTTGTAGGTCTCCTGACCCTGTCGAGCCTGCAAATAGCCCTTTGCAACAGATCTGCCGGTCAAATCCCAAAAATTCGCGTCGTGGTATTCGCCGCTGTCGATGAGATCCTGCCGCTCCAGAGCCTTTAACTCCTCCTGTTCTGCGAGGAGAGGCTCCAGCTTGTCATCGATAACCTTGATTTTGTTCTGGATGTCTACCAACTTTGTGGCATCGCCGCTCACGCGGTACACATCCATTTCAACCGCGCGCTGACGGAGCAGGTCGCTCTTCTCGTCCTCAAGTGCGCTGACTTCAAAACCAACAGAATCAGCTGTGCGGAAGTTGGACATCTCGTCGTACAGACCGCTGTATGTGTTGTACTCGTTGGTGTAGGTGTCATACAGACCGGACAATGCAGCAGACACACGGTTAAACTGGGTCAGGCTGTCCTCATCCTGAAACAGATAGGTGCCGTCCTCACCCTTGGTAGCGCCGTACTTTGTCGCCAGATCCTCCCACGCATTTTCCTTGCTGATGCCATAGCGCTCTGCAAATCTGTCCAGATTCTGCTGTGCGCCGGTCAAGCGATTTTTGGATTTATCCAAATCGGCATAGATGTCCTGCATGGTGCGTCGTTTGGTGGGAGTAGGGGCGGCAGTCGGTTTGTTGGGAGTAACCACAGGTGCGCGCTTCTGCTCCTGCTCTTTCTGTGCAGCTCTTTGCAGAGGAGAGAGCCTTTTCCCATCGGTCTTTGGTTTCTTCTTGGACTCGGTTTTCGGTTCGTCTTTTTCTTCGGTTTTCGAAGAGGGGCGGGAGGTCTCATCGACCTCCGCCCGTCTCTTCTGCTTTTCTTCTTTTTCCTTCTGTGCTGCTCTTTGCAGAGGAGACAATGCCATTGGCGTTCACCTTCCTTTTTAATTGATCCACGCAGAGGGAGATTTGATACCCATAGGAATGCTACGCATCTTTTCCTTGTAGTTGTCAGGTCCCCAGCCGGGAGCCCAATACACATTGCCCTTGCCATCCTCAACGATGCCGCCGGCGTTCATGATCTCTTCGACGAAACTTGCGGATACAGGGCCGAGGCCAAGGTCGGTCATGCTGCTCCAGTTGAGCTCAACATCACCTTCGTCACCGCCACCGATAGCCTTCTGGTATGCCTTCCATGCTTCGTCAGCGCTCAAGCCGCCAGCCTTGCTCTTGGAATTGCTGCCCCACAGACCATCGGGAGTAGCGCCGTAATAGTCCTGCAGCTCCTTCACCTGTGCGGTAGTCAGCTTACCGTTGTTGTAGCCACCACCGGTCTTGTCCTTGCTAGGGGCCTTGTCCTTGCTGGAGCCATCGTCCTTGTCATTGCCGCCACCGCCGGTGCTACCGGTGTAACCACCGCCAAGCTCACCGGCCATCTGTTTGTTGTAGGCATCTTCCATTGCCTTGATCTGCTCATCGGTGTAGCCGAGAGCTTTGTAGCCGGAGAAGTCACCGTAAGCGGCAAGGTTCTCTGCCTTTTCAAGCAGCTTCTCGTATGTCTCGTCACCCTCTTCATCGCCAACGGTACGATCCCATTCCTGATCGCGGTTCTTCTGTGCCAGAGCATCCTCGGAAACGGTGTGACCAAACTCGGCCTCCCAGTTGCTCTGTGCCAGAGCATCCTGTGCCACGCCGTGGTTGAAGGTCTTGTTCCACTGATCCTTTGCCACATCGTCCAGATACATACCGTAAGAGAAGTCGCGGTCGTTGTACCAGTCGCTCATGGTGTCGCGGTAGCGACCATACTGGGTGTCATCCATATCCTGCAGCAGACCAAGGTCGCGCACCTGATTGTCGATGTCCTTCAGATACATCTCATAGGCAAGCTGATACAGCTCGGGTACCTTATCGCCAAGCTGTGCCATGTGGTAGTTGTTTGCCTGATTTGCGGCGGTCATGGCGTAGGTGTTCATGCCGCCGGCAGTAGCCGCAGCAGCCGCCATAGCATCGTTCATGGCACGAGTGCCCTCTCGCTCATACATGGAAGCGTACTGCTGATACAGAGGATCGGTCGCAGCGCTGTAGCTGAACGCATCGCGGTTGAGGATTTTGTCCAGCATAGCGTTGATGCGGTCATTCATGCCGTTGTCGTTGTAGGTGGGCTTGCTGCTCATGTCGAAGTCGAAACTGGGCTGATTCTGACCTGCCAGAATGTAGTCCAGCATCTCCTGCTGAATGGCATCGTTGGTATACTGTTCCATGCCCACGGTGCCGGATGCCTTGTTGTAACGCTTGTTGTAGGTGTCCTGAACATCCTGCCAAGAAGCGCCGGCTGCCATCTGCTTCTGACCGATAGTGCCGTAGTCGGTGCTGTCCAGCCAACCGGCATAGTCGCTGGAAGTGGCATAATCCATGCCCTCTCCCTTAATCTTCTCATTTCTCTGCTGTTCGTACTGTGCGGCCAGCTTGTAGTTGCCCGCATCAGCGGCCTGCTTCATCAGCAGAGAATAATCGGTGTCTTTGTTGTAAGCCATTTACTCACTCTCCTTACCACTCGCCGCCATCGACATGGATGGTGGCGTGATTCGTAATCACAAGCTGTCCGTCGCTTGTCAGGTACATGATTTGTGCGCCGCTCTTGCCCTTCACCGTGAAGCGGAACACGTTGTTCACCACGCCCGCTTCAAAATTCTCGCCGTTGCTGCCGTTCAGCGTAATGCTGTTACCGGTGAAACTGGAGCCACCGGTGGAGGAGCCGATGTTGGTCTGGTCGGTGTCGATCTCCGTTACGTTGGAGCTGTCCAGATTCATCAGCGTGTACTCAAGCTGCTCCTGAATGTAGCGAATGTGGTTTGCCATCTCCTTGATAGCTTCCGTGGGATTCGCTGTGTCAACCTTTCGCAAAGACTGTGTGAAGATTGGCATTACACATCACTCCCCATAAAGAATTCACGGATGAAGGTACGCAGCAGGCATTCACCCTTGCCGCTCAAGCGGATCTCCACGCTGTCGCATCTGGCAGGGATGACAGGGATGCTGATTGTCCGCGCCTTTTCGTTCTCTGTGTGGTAGATCTGCTTCCAATCATCGTCCACGTTGCGCTTGAGCTCCACGGTCAAGGAGCTGCCGGCGGCAAGCTCCAATCGCATATGGAATTTGGAGTAGCCCTTCCGCTCGTTCACCGTCTCGTTGAAGGGAGTAAAGGTGACGCTCCATTCCACATCACTCTGGCTTCCGTCGGTGTCCACACGCAGAAGCTCACCCTCTGCGGTCAGGAAGTAGACATAGCCCTCATGGAAGCTCATGTCCACGCAATGGGCGTTGTCCTCATGCACCCACATATTCCGCTGCACATCGTAGGCGAAAACGTGCCACACATTCCCCTCTCGCATGGAGATGTAGTAGCGTGTGCCGTCCGTTGCCGCGCACGCATCGCTGAACTTCCGCACGCCAAACTTACTGCTCACCAATTCGGGAACACCACCGGTATAGGCGTACACGCCGCCAACACCCTTGTAGAACAGCGTCTCGTTGATGGTGCAGATAGACCGCTCGCTTCCCTCCTGCACGCCGTACACTTGGGAGGTAACGATCTGGAAGTTGCTGGGCTTACTGCCGTACAGCTTGTGCAAGGTGTTCTCCTTGAAGAAGCAGATGTGGCTGGAATAGGGCACGCAGCCGGTAAACTCTCCGTCACTACCAACGCTGATGGCGTAGCTGTCAGCGACAGAAGCATCAAAGGAATTGAAGTTGAGCGGGTCCATAAACTTACTGCTGTAGATGGTGTTATCC